CGTTAATCAGCTTATATATGTAATATAATCATCCTGACGAAAAAGTACATAGCCATTCGCAATTATTTTAAATCTTTTATGGGGGTGTTACATTTTAGTAACAGCTACTTCAATACATATTCCAAGGCATTCTGTGCCTCAGACTCCATGTCACGTTTCTCATAGAGATTGGTATTGACTGCATCAAACTCACGGCAGAGCTCAGCGATCTCATCCGAAGTGATATTGTATCCTGCTTCCACTGCGTTGCCTGCAATGGCAACCATAATGGCATACATCTTACGGAATCGACCTGAGCCATCGATATGAGCCATGGCGGTAAACTCATCTGCCAGAGTCTTGGGCCAGAACCTACAGTCCTTGTATCCGGTCCAGGTCACAACGTTATCTAGTTGGTTGCGACGGTAGTTGATCACCTCTTTCTGTAGAGCCTTAGGCAAGGTATCTAGGAACTTTTTCTTGCGTGTACCTTCAATGTATGGGAACCGCTGCATCAGGTCAAATGGATTGATATGCTTACCTTCATTCTTGAAGATGAAATTGTGAGCGTTAGGATACTTGGCCGGCACATAGTACATGCGAGACAAGTCTTTAGTCTGAGCATCAACCACATCCAGAACTAAAGCATTGATGGCATGCCAAAAAGCTTTGATCTTATCTGATGGAACCACCTCTGTCAAAGGAAATACCACCCTGAACTTAGGGTGGTATTCTCTAGAAGATGCGGTGGAGTAGCAGATATAGTGATAGGGTTTGAGGTGCTCTAAGACATCGTCCATACTGCCATCATACTCATCGATATCAACACAACACCACCGACCCCAACCCAGAACATTATCATTAGCGCGGCTCGCATCAGATCTGTAAATAGCAGGACTAATAAGAGGACTAGAATTACTTCCACCTTTGTGTCCTTCCTGAGTAGCAAGAGTGAAGAGCAGCGTTTCAAGCCGCTCCCACTTCTCAAAGTCCATCCGTTTAGATGTCTTGTTGTCATAGATATTTTTGAATAGCGTCAGTGAGTACATTATTCCATCACCGGCCAACCGTTGGCTGCAAATGTCCTGCCGTCGGTCATTGTCCGGACTCCAGTTTCTTTGTTAGTCTTTCGGACGATGTCACGACCTTGAAGAGACCAGTTGCCATCAGGTTCTACTACCTTGTACATACCGTTAAGTCCGCCGTACAGGCGACTCTGGTATCGCTTGACAAACGGATTGAAGTTAGATTGTACGATTGTACGAGTCTTGGTCTCTTCATCTATGATTGAGTACGCCATATCGATAGGACCCTGCATGACATTACCGATAATGGCGTTGCTAACTCGCTTTCCACCTGGAGTGTAGGCACCGTGATCGTTGATCTTGAACTCTTTTTCATTGAAGCGATTCAAAGCATTCTCATATCCACCGCGTGATGAGTAGCCCTTGTCGATCTCCTCACCATCTTGGTCCACATACATGATGTAGAACTTAGATGGCTTGGAGCCGCGCTTGGCGCGAGGCTTCTTTTCAGTTGCCATGTTCTTTTTGATCGATGCGCGTGTTGGAACTTTTCTAGCCATGATGTTCTCCTGTTAATAACTTTGCCATACTACCACAGATTTCTGAGATTGTACATAACTTTTAGCTAAAGCTTTATGCAAAGAAATCCTCCAAGGTAACACGGTGTTCCGGTTCCCAGCCAACTGCGTCAAGGATAATCTTAAGTGGTTCAATAAATGTCTTCTCAAACTGCTTGTCATAGTCAACATATTTATCTAAATGGAACTCTTTAGGCAGCACCATAGGATATGAGATGACGTTCTCCTTGATCGGGTTAGGCATCTTCAGGTAGGTGAACTTGATCTTCTCACCGTTCTTGATAGACTCATACTTCTTCTGCAGGCCAGAGGACTCTAGCATGTTGTTGTACATGATAGAGCCACGGACATGGATAGGACACCCTTTCTTGTACACAGTCTCTGGATGCTTCCATTCGGATATCTTGCTTACGCCACGAGGGAAGGATACGTCTTCAGGAGGCAGGTTAAAGAACTCATCCTTGAATCCGGCGATGTAGTCCTGAACATCAGACTCAGTGCCGGCCATGATGATCTTAAATGCCTTCTTAAACGCATCCCGCACCTTCTGTGGAGTAGAGGACTTGATGGCCTCAATGCCCATGATCTTCATCTTAGGCTCGGCATATCGGATACCCTCATTGTCAAGAACGTTGAGGATGTATCGCTTCTTAGCAGTCCATACACCGCGATCGGCAATGACCTCACGGTCCATGTCCATACGGTTTTCCTTGCAACCCATGTACTCATGGAGCTCTTGATATGACTTTGCCAGCATTTTCTGAAAGAACTTTGAGTGCGTAGATAAGAAGTCAATGGGGTCTTCATCCTTGCCTTTGTACTTTTGTACTAAGTCATTCATGTCTACGTACAGCGAATCAGTGTCCATGGCAATGACATAGTCGCTATCTGTGCCAAGGGTGCCAAGGGCCGTCTGCATTTCTTTGTTCATTGTACGTTCTGCCCACTTGATGCAGAGCTGCCCGTTATAGGTAATGGCCTCGGCGATGCGCTGGTCAAAGTAGTTGAACCACCGGTTACCGAGAGCGCCATACAAGGAGTTGAGCAGAATCTTAATGGCCATCTGCTGGTTTTCTAGATGCTCAATCTCTTTCTGAATCGAGTAGGAGTCAGAGTCCTGCTGTCTCTGCTTGGCTTCAATCATCTGCGCCTTGATGACTTTCCGCTCGGCATAGTAGTCTTTTACGATGTTGGGTAGGAATCCTGTCTTATCAGTCCTAAACATCACGCCGTTGGCAGAGGTACTGCACGATCCATCTGTGTCCACACGGATGCCATCTAAACATTTTTCCACAGATACATTAGAGTTGAAAGAATCTGCAATAGTTTCAGGTGACATGTTCCACTGGATAATAATATTCGGATATAGTGAAGCAAGGTCAAAGGATACTACCCAATCATACATTCCGGGCTTAGGTTCCTTTACATAGGCACCGGGATATGGAGTCTTGCTCTTATCTTTCTTTAAAGGAGGCACGATCTTTTTTGAAATCAAGTCGCGGTAGATGATTGACTCCCATATTCCAACAGTACCAAACGTATCGGAGAAGTTGCAGCCTGCTTTATACGCCATGGTCATTGCCAGAGTAACCAGTCCTAGCTTATCTTCTAGACTGTCGACGAGTTCTACGTCTTTAATGTTGTACTCAATAAACTTCTGGAAGTCATACTTGTAGAGAGAGTGAAGTGAGCCGTACTCTTCATAAGAAAGCTTCTTTTCACCTAGTACTACATGAGCGATATGGTCAAGCTTGTATGATTCTTGAGCGCCGTAAGTGTAACCAAACTTTTGGAACAGGTCAAGGTAATCCATCTGCTGGATGCCTGTGATCTCATAGGCAACGAGCTCGCGGTTGTTCTTCATGACCTTACGTTCACGGATATGATTCCATGGCGACATGGACTTGGCCTGATCCTCACCTAGCACCTTAGTGATGCGATTGATTAGGTAAGGAATATCAAAGAACGTAGTGTTCCAGCCTGTTACAACGTCAGGGCAGGTAGAAGGATTAGACCAGTGAGCAAGAAAGCGAAGTAGGAGTTCACGCTCATCTTCACACTTCTCGTAGACGACATTGTTTTTAGAAGGGTGATAGTCACCCATGCCCCAAACATAGTAAAGCTCATTAATATTATTCTTGACGGTGATAGCAATGACGGGATAACTGGCAGCATCTGGTTCAGGGAATCCGTCGTCGGAAGCCACCTCAATATCGATTGTGGTCGCGTTGATGCTTTCACGGTCAAATTTAATCGTGCCAGGATATACGTCATGTATGTACTGAGTAACATGGTTTGTATTGCCCACCACCTCAAAATGATCGACACCTTTGTATCGATCAAGAAACTCTCTGGCTTCTTTGCCTGAGTTGAACGTGATAGGCGCGACTGGTTCTCCACTTAGAGACCTCCATTCGGTAGGGTTCTTGGTAGGCGCAAAGTATGTCGGCTTGAACTTGACTCGCTCTTGAATACGTTGTCCGTCATTGTAACCACGGACCAGTATAGCATTACCAAGCCGGTTAACTGATGTATAAAATTTCATTCATATCCCTTTCTAATCAGGGTACAATTATATACTGTTTGATATGAGTTGTAAACAAAAAAAAGGGTGACCGAAGCCACCCTTTCTGTTTTACTGATATGTACGTGAGTCCAGCCAATGTCTACCATTAATCTGGTAGGGTGCCTGGTTGTACATGATCTTCTGTTGGCGTGCTTCGAAGTCTACAAGGTCAACCGAGTCGGAAAGGTATCTTTCTTCTTCAGTCATTGCGGCTCGTTGGGCTTGTTTAGCAAACCAAGATTTAGCGGATTTTATTAATGACTGCATCGTATCCATCCTTTCTCAACATGTCAACTAATTCACCGGTAGGCATACCAGTGTTGTATTCGCGTTGGATGTAACTCGCTACACCGTAGTAA